GGCAATAATATCAATCCGACCTCGTCTAATCAGATAAACATCGGCGGGGAGTTATTAGTCGACACCTCGACAGGAAATACAAGGTTCGGGACTAGCGACAATGACAAAACCTTCTGGGGAGCAGGAAGTGATGCTTCAATTTATTATGACGGCACAGATTTAATAATTGACCCTAGAGAAGTCGGTTCAGGAGTTTTAGATGTAAGAGCTCCAATACAAATAACTGATGTTGGCTCACTTTTGGGCACACCGCAAGCAGGAACATTCGAGTTTGACAACGATAGAATGTATATAACTAACGTAGGCACACAGCGAGCTATTGACCGGACAAGCGATGTTATAACTAGCACAACAACTGTATCTAACACCGTAACAGAAACGACAATATATACCGGAACTTTAGGCGCTAATGATTTAAAGGCTGGTAATGTAGTCAAGGTTAGGACAAATGGGGTAATATCTAATGATTCCGCTTCGGATGATATAACGATTAATGTTTACATTGGGTCAACACAAGTCTCTACATTTAATCCAGCGATTGGGAATTTAACTAATAAGCATTGGGACGCTAATTTCGAACTAACAGTTAGGAGCGTGGGAGTTTCGGGGAGCATTGCTTTTAACGGCGTAACAGACATTGATACCAGTAAACAATACGATGATTCAATTGAAACAATAGATACAACGACAGCCGAAGATTTAACGGTGAAGGTTCAATGGGATAATGCAAAAAGCGATAATTCAATTAGTATATATCAGGGCTACATGGAGTTCAAGAACTAGGAGGTGACAGAATGGAAGTTAACGAAGCAATACAGATGATTGACGGGGCGCTGGGGAACTTGCAGGCAACAAGACAGGCGCATATACAGATACAGCAAGCAATGGAAACAATTAAGGAAGCAGTAGAAAAAAAGGATAAAAAATAATGTGGATTAGTTACGAATTTTTTATGCAGGGGACTGAGGAACTATTAAAGGATATAGACGGGATTATCTCGGTAAAAGAGCTGATAGTCTCCGCTGAAAATAAGCCAAATAACCGATATATGGTCTATTTTAGTGACGGCATGAACGTAAAACCTATTTTTACGGGATATAAGGATAGCCAAACGTCTATTCATATCCCATTAAAGTCTCCTATCCAAGCATGGCCAGGTGCTTGGCTAGAATGCTTTAACGGTGGCCAAGGGTGTTTGTACATTAATGTGAACTATGAGATAATTGACAACAAACAAGTAAAGAATCTTATCAAGATAGACAATTTTGTTAAAGTTAAACAGGATGGTAAGGAGGTGAACATAGATGCCGATTGAGAGAACAGAGAATCAGATAAGGGCAAGGGTAAAAATGCCTGACGATTTCCAGCCGGGTAGTTTTCGCTCAAAAGTATTAGACCCAGACAAGGGCATATCAGCTGTAATGGGTAAGCTTAAGGGTGATGACTCGATGGTAATCCAATCTTATCGCTTCGATATAGCGGCTGATTGGAATGTTAACAAGGTTAAGGATTGGCTTAACGAGAAAAACATAAAGGTAATGTCAGGTGATAGCGATGCGTTGACTTTTGCCGATTTGAAGGGCGTTGAGATATTTGCTACTGGTAAGTGGAACGGAAAAGTATTTAAGGATGGCGACTTACAGGCGATCGTTGATAGTTTCAAAGAACTAGGCGGGAGGCTTAAGCCGTATTTGAAGCTTGGCCATGACGACAACCAGAAGCTACTGCAAAAAGACGGGCTACCGGCGGCGGGTTGGATTACCAATCTGAAGAAAGTAGGTAGCAAGTTGATGGCGGATATCAAAGACGTACCGAAAGTAGTTGCGGAGCTGATTAAAAAAGGTGCTTATAAGCGAATTAGCTCGGAAATATATATGAACTACCTAGCACGGCCAGAGGAGACAGGCGCAAACGAAAAGCGCTATCCGATGGCTCTAAAGGCAGTTGCGTTGTTGGGTGGTGATACCCCGGCGGTAACTAACCTGGCGGATGTGATTGCACTGTATCAAGAATCAGATGTTGACTATGAGACATTTGATTATACAAAAGAAAAGGAGGCTAATGAAATGTCAGAAGATAAAGATACTAAAGAATTTGCAGAAGACGTAGAACAAGAGATTGAGGAAAAAGCAGTTGAAAAAGAGGAAAAGGACAACAAAGAGGATAAGGTAGAAGCCACTAAGGCGGAGCCGGAAGTGGTAGAACACGCCAAAAAAGAGGAACCTAAAGTGGAGACTACGGAAGATAAGGTTAACAAGCTATTAGCGAAGTTTGAAAAGTCCGATAACCTAAAAAAGGACATCATGGAGTTGATGGCAGAAAAAGACCAGATAGAGGCTGAACGCAACGAGTATAAAGAGTTCAAGCGCAAACAAAAAGAGCAAGAGGTATCTAAGTTCGTTGACGATATGATTGCCAGCAACAAGGTTATCCCGGCCCAAAAAGAGGCGTTGGAAAAAATCATGTTTGCCGCAAGCGAGCATTCAGAAATGTTAACCTTTAGCGACGCTAACGCTTATGGCTTCAAAGAGGAGCAGAGCCTTGAGAGCGCATTTAAAGCGTTCGTAGAGGCGTATCCTGACATGGGCCTGCTTAAACGGTTTACAAGCACTGAGAAGACTTTTAAGAACGCACAAGACGAAGCGGAGGCGTTAGTACAGAAGTACATGAAAGAGAACGAAGTCTCATACGGTGAGGCGCAAAAAGAAGTTTTTCGGGTAAGACCGGAACTATTCGAGTCTGAAGATGGCGATGCTAAAAAGGACTTGAAGTAACTAAAAAAGGAGGTAACAGACTATGGCAAACGTAGCAAGAGGCGGAGCCAATGTAGCGACTTTTAAAGCAAGCGCTACTTTGACCACGCTCTATGAGCCGGTGTACATATCGGCTTCCGGTACAGTAGCGGCTGTTAACACAGTAACTAACGTAGCGATTGGAACGGTTGAGCAGAAATCAAAAGCTGGCGCTGGGTCAAGTGTAGACATTAATCTATTCCAGCCGACCAGAATGGCATTAGCAGGCGGTACAGTAACCGCCGGAGGCAAGGTGACTTTTAGTACTGGTACATCACGCATTATCGATGCGGTAACTAACGGTGCGGCACCTATCGGAATTGCGGTTGTTGGGGCTTCTACGGCAAGTGAAACTGTCGAATATATCCCTAGCATTGCGCCGTTTCCGACAATAACTTAATTTAGGAGGTGAACTAGAAAATGGCTTATCAATTTAGAGATACGCATATAGATAAGGCGTTAACCAATTACGCCAGAGCCTATATGCAAGATGAAAAGAACTTTATTGCTGGCATGGTCATGCCTGTATTACAGGTAGAAAAAGAAAGCGACAAATACTTTCAGTTCGACCGTGCTAATTGGCGGATTTCCGATAGTTTGCGCGCGCCTGGGTCAATGGCCAATGAGGCACAGATGCCTGTTGTTTCCAACGATTCTTATAACGTTGAGGAACACGCAAAGCGTACTATTGTGTCTGACCGGGAAGTTGCAAATGCTGACGTGGCTATTGAGCCTTTACAGTCAGCCGCTGGTGACTTGACCGAGCAGTTATTGGTAGAGCGTGACTACTTATGCGCACAGACGGTATTTACTACCACTGCCGCGGCTAATTCTACCTCGCTTGCTACAGCAGCGAAGTGGGATTACACGTCAACCACTACCCCGATTGACGATATCGACACTGGTGTCGAAACGGTAGCAAAAGAAATCGGCAAGAAGCCTAATACTGGTGTAACTGGTATGGAGGTTTGGACCGTCCTCAAAAACCATGAGGATATCTTAGACCGTATCAAGTACACCCAAAAAGGCGTAGTTACTCAAGACTTAGTAGCAAGCTTGCTAGGCTTGGATAACATGTATGTAGGAAGTTCAGTTCGATTGACTACTAACACTGGCATTACATCTGAGGCGACTTCTTATATCTGGGGCAAGAACTTCTTAGTCTCTTACGTTAACCCACGTCCGAGCATTAGAAGCCAGTCTCACGGCTACCACTTTTCCACTAAGGGTAAGAATGTACAGGTAAGACGGTACCGCTCAGAGGAGCGTCAGGGCCAATTCGTAGAACCACAGTTGTTCTATGACCAAAAGGTTACCAGTACTTTATCTGCTTACTTCTTAGGCAATGTGATTAGCTAAGACAACTTATCGGGGGGCGGATAGGTCCGCTCCCCAGTTAACAGGAGGTAAACATGAACGATAAAATTAGAATGATACAGAACTATAGGCCGGTATACGATTCGCCTATTATGAAAAAAGGGTCAGTGTATCGTGTATCAGACGTTGAAAAAATCTTAAAGAGATTAGAAAAACACGGCGACAAAAAGAGTGTTGAGGATTTGGTAAATCCAAGAGGCGGAAAAAAGCCCGTTGCTGTCTATGTTAAAGCTAAAGGCGCTACAGGCTTGCCGGAGACTACTCGTAAGGTACAACAGCAGTCAGATGAAGCAGCTAAGGCTGTTGAGGAAGTAGAGCAAGCGGGTAGAACGCCACAACGCAGAACACGGCGTACAAGTAAGAAGATGTAGCCAATGGGATATTATATCACTACCACTACTATTTACGACGACAAGCTAAGCCGGATTAATACCAGCACAGTAACACCGTCTATATTGGCAGCCTATATCACGGACGCGGAGAACGTCATCAATTCGTATATAGCCAAACAGTATAACATAGCAAGCGTTACGGTCTCACGGCCCCCTACGCTTCGCACAATCGCAAAGGATTTGACTATCTACTACACACTATTAGACGCGTACACGCAGGACAATCAAAACTTTAACGATTGGATTCAGCGTAGAGGTGAACGGGCGTTTGAGCTGCTTAACGCTATCAGGGATGACGATATCAGATTGTTCACGGATTCGGGGGTGGCTATATCGCCTATATCCCCGGAAGTTGGTATCAATATGAAGTCGAGTACTAAAGGCTATGAGCTTACTATTAATATGGATACCTATACAAGTTGGGCAGTACCAGACGACTTGTTAACTGAGATTGCGGCCGACCGGTGAGTGTAGACGATAGACAGTTTCGGCAACGCATGGGCAAGGCGATAGGTGGTATGCGACGGACGTTAGGATTGAGCCAAGCGTTGGGAGTGGTAGCACAAAAGGATATAATAGACCATTTCAGAAATGAGCAAGGGCCGGATGGCAGGTGGAAGGCGTTAAAGCCTAGTACTTTAGCGCAACGGACAAAGAAAGGCAGTAAGTTTGGTAAAATATTGAGCGATACGGGCCGGCTAAGGGATATTAGTTTTGAGGCGACTAACGACAAGGTAACGGTAGGGACAAGTGTTGATTATGGTGTGTATCACCAAAAAGGAATAGGCGTACCGCAAAGGGAATGGGCATATATTAGTGACAGAGGCGAAAAGCAGATAGTAGCGACTATAGAGGGCTTTATCGGACAGATATTTGATTTTAAGAGGTTATAGATGCAGTATTTAGATTATATAAGTTTAAGGGATTCGATAAATAACACGCTGCTTACGTATAATACGACGTCAGCGACTTATGATTTGTCTAATTCACTGACTACCAGGATACAGAGCGTTTTTGAGCTTGACCCACGTATCGAGCCGTCAATGATTACTGAATACCCGGCAATTTTCGTTCAACTAGATAGCGAAAATAGCACACACGCAGAGTTTGGCGCGGGTAAGATTGACGATTTAGTAACTATTAATGGTTCGATTCATTGCATTTGGGATACTGGCGATAAGGCGACCGCTGAGGAAAACCTGTACCGCATGATAAGGAACGTAAAGACCGTCTTCACAGTAGACGATAACAGAAACTTAGGCGATTACTCGACGCTCGGGGCAAAGGTTATCGATATTCATATGGCGGATGTAGATTTTAATACTGAGTTTAGGGGTATTGATTCCGCATACAACAAGTCCGGGCGGATTGGTTTCGAGTTAAATATGCATGTTAAGGATATATAGTAAGGAGGTAAAATGCGAGTAGTAGAAAAGAACGAGACTATAGAGCAGAGTACACGGGCGTTTAATCGCTGGAAGCGGATTTGGGATAAGAACGCAAAGGAAAACGCTTCACGCTGGCAGGACAATGAGCCACTACGCGGCAAAGGCGCCAGGAGACAGGCGATTGTCTTTAGCTTTGGGCCGAGCTTAGAGCGCAATATCAGGGAAGTAAAGTCTAATAATATGCACTACGATTACGATATAATTTGCGTTGATAAGGCTTTAAAATCGCTTGTAGAAGGCGGGATTGTGCCTGATTATGTAATGCTATGCGACGCTCAGGTGAGCTTTGAGAAATACGGAAATGTTGATCCGGCGGTCTGTAAGAGAGCGACGCTTATTTCTACTATTACAGCTAATCCAAAATGGTCTAAGCACTGGCACGAGAACGGTGGCAAAATCTATTTTACCGTGAATAAAGACGGCATAGGTACACATAGACGATATAGGGAATTTTTAGATTACCGGGAAGGTAAATCGATAAGTATTCCGGCTTCTAGTAACGTGGGCAATTCGGCTTATGTGATAACGACGATACACATGGGATATCAGACGGTATTACTTGCCGGATATGATTATAGTTTCAAATTGGACGGCGAATATTACGGCAAAGCTAATAACGCTAAAGACACTAACTTCAAACTAAAGAAACATAGTTTCAATAATCATGCAACAGCGATAGATATTAATTATGATTTTGTTCAATGTTCTAGGAATATGGACTTTAGCGCTCGCTGGCTTACTGACTTTATAGTCGCCATGGAGCGTGATTTGGGGATAACTACGGTAAACATAACAAATGCCGGCATCTTGGGCGTACATGGCCCGGTCAGGCAGGGAAAACTAAAGGAGGTAGCATAATGAAAAAAATAAAACTACGGTATCTGAGCGAGCGTAAGCTCTTGATACCATTATTAAAGAGTAGGGGCGGTGCAATGCGCTTGCCGTTAATGGACTACAATAAAATGAAGCCATTGCCGACTGAGAAACAGGTGGTAGAGGTAACAGAATATGAGGCGGGCGACCTTCAGCGATGCTGGCCTGGTCTATTCGAAGTAGTTAAGCCAAAGCCTAAAAAGGAGGTAACAGAAAATGACAGCTAAAATAGGATATCAGTCGTATATCGGCTGGGGCGAGGAAACAAGCCTCGGAACGGCAGTACAGCCGACAAAGTACATCCAGTACAATTCCGAGAGTATGGTAAAGGAAATTGCAGAACAGAACATTGAAGCGATAAACGGAACTAATCAGTTTCAAAAACGCGTTAGATTGAATGAGGATGTTTCGGGTAGTATTGAGTATCCGGTAGTACCGGGAGACGTGTTGCAGGTGCTAAATCACTTGTCAGGCGGGAACGTGACGACCACTAATCCATCGACAGGCGTATTCCAGTATGAGTTTGTGTTTAAGGCGATTAGTACACTTACCAGCTTAACCTTGCAGGTTGCAAGAGACACGGCAGATACTGATACATCATATAACTATACTGGTTGCCGGGTAAGCTCGCAGACGTTTAACGTTGCAATAGGTGAGCTTCTCAATGGAACTAGTGAGTTCATGGGCGTTGACCAGGAGTCGGCTAATACGATTAGTACGGCAAGTTATACTGATTTAAACCCTTACACGTTTAAGGATGGCACGATTTCTATTGGTAATACAGACGCAGACGCTACTAGTACCTGTATTGATACATTTAATTTGAACATTGCTAACAATCTGTTAGAGGACAGGTGCATAGGCTCCGCTACACGTACAGTAATTGAGCCGGGGATGCAAGATGTAACAATGGAACTAACGGCCCGCTATGAGGATAATAGCTTTTATAATCGTTTCTTAAACGGTACTAAGACTTACGTATCAGCGCTGTTTGAGAGCGATTCAATAACAGGCCATACGACTAAGCATTCGCTAAAGTTTGAGGCTTGGAATTGTTACTATAACGGAAGCACCCCGAACATCGGCAGCGCAAGCGAGATTATCAAGACTAGCTATCCAATTCGTGCTATCTACGAGGATGCGAGTGTTGGAACATTGAAGGTAACGGTTATTACTGATATCGCTACAATCACATCATAGGAGGACTTATGAAATACTTATTGCTTATAGCATTTTTGGCAGGATTTATAGCCCTTGGCTATTTTGTGAGCTGGTGGTTTGTCGTTGTGCCGGTAGTGCTGCTATTGGCTTGGATAGCCATAGGTATAGTCTTTTTGCTGTATGAACGGCGCAAGGCAAAAAAGGATGTGTCTGCGGTGCGAGAGTATTTTAAGGGCGTTGACGCTAGTCATCCTATGGCCATTATCGATAAGACACCACGGACTATTGAGCTTGAAGGGCAGAACGAAAAGCGGGTCTATACTATCAGGCCGTTGCGTGGTAAACACGTAGCGAGGCTTTGTGTAAGGTTTGCGAAAACATTGGATAAGTTAAAGGATAATAACCTTGACTTTGAGGATACCGGGGCGTTACTAGGACAGGTAATTGAGGCTTGCGAAGAAGATTTCTTTATGAGCCTGGCGTATGTTGTTTATTACTCCGATAAATACGAAGACGATACAGAGGCTCAAGAGATTAAGAACGTAAAAGATACGTTTAAATTTCTTATGGAATGCCCAATGGATAGCATTTCAGACTTGCTTAATATTATTCTTATGCAGAACGATATCAGCAAAACCTTCAAAAGTTTTCAGCTATTATCGGATAAGATTAAAAAAAAAGTTTAGCGGGGTCTAAGCGTAGCGGGAATTGGCAAGAGGAATCGGACATTCCGATTTACCTAGAGATACTAGATATATTTGCGTATGAGTACGGGTGGGATATTGAAACGGTAGAAAACATGACGCTGCCGCAGTTAAATATGTACCTGTTACTCATACAAAACCGCAAATATAGAGAGTTAGAGGCCATGCAAAAGCAACGCATAGATAACCAGCTACACCGAAGGAAATAAAATGGCTGATATAAAGTACGGAATAGAATTAGATGTAGTCAAAGATAGGGCTATAGCGTCGCTGCGGTCGGTAGAGGGTGCAGCAAAAAAGAGCGCATCTAAAGTAACTAATACATTCCGTACAATGGGGCGCAAGATTGGCGGCGGTCTCAAATCATTAATTGGTAGTAGACTTGGTGTTGTAGCACTTGGGGCTGCTGTCGCTAAACTTGGTGCGGATTTTGCAAAGTTTGAAAGTAAAATGATAGACGTTGGCAACTTAATGGGTGCCAACCGCAAAGAAGTTAAGGCACTATCTGCTGAGGTAAAGACACTTTCTGCAAGGTACGGGGTAGGCGCACAAGGGCTAGCAAATTCACTTTTTGATGTTATTTCCGCCGGGGTACCAGCGGCAAGAGCTATAGGATTCTTAGAGGAAGCTACTAAGCTTGCTAAGGCTGGTGTTACAGACACAAAAACAGCGGTCGACGGATTAACGTCAGTCATCAACGCTTATGGCCTTGAGGCCAGTAATGCGGCCGATATATCAGACTTGTTTTTTGCCGCCCAGGTAAAAGGTAAAACGACTATTGCGGAATTGTCTTCAACAATCGGGCGATTGGCGCCTATATCTAAGGCGGCTGGGCTAAGTCTAGAAGATATGTTCGCCTCAGTTGCGACACTTACAGCCGGCGGGATCAAGACCGATGAAGCCATTACTAGCATGCGTGCAACACTAACCTCAATAATTAAGCCCTCAAAAGAAGCCCAAGAAGTAGCGCAAGCGTTGGGTATCGACTTTTCAGCAACGGCGCTTAGAAGTAAAGGGCTTGTTAACTTTCTCGCTGATGTACAAGAAAAGACAAACGGGAATGTAGAAGTAATAACCAAATTAATTCCTAATGTTCGAGCGTTACAAGGCGTGTTGGCGTTAGCTGGCGAACAAGCGGATGCATTTGCGGAAAACCAAGCGGCACTTGCTGAGAGGGCTGGAGCAACACAAGAAGCATTCGAGCAACAAGCGAATACTACTGCCCATAAATGGGGTGTAATGGTAGAAACATTAAAGCAGCTAGGGCTTGATTTGTTTGACGCATTGGCACCGGTTCTCAATGGGTTACTTGTTATATTGCAGAAAGTCACAGGCTTTTTGACAGGGTCTATGTTTGCCGAAGGGTCTCAAAAAATTGACCGACAAACGGAAGCGATTAGGGCACAAAATGATGCGATACAAGAGCAAACAATTGCATTTGCCCGGGCAACGCTTAAAGGTGAAGCGCTTAGAAAATTTGAAGAGGAGCTTGCAAAAACAACGGGCAAGGTTACAAAAAAACAAAAGGAACTTAATACTGAAATATCTACAGAGCGTACAAAGGCACAAAAAGAACGACAAAAAAAGATAGAAGAATTATTAAAGAAGCTGGCCACTACTGGTGGCGGTGGCGGTGGTGACGATGACGGAAAAACACCGGCCGAAATAGCCGCGGAAAAATCACGGGAGGCGATGAAACAAGAGATAGCTGACCGTAAACAGCAATTAGCGGAACTTAGCATGTTACGTGATGTTGAATTGCAAGACGAAATAGAGACTATGGAGGCTATCCTAGAGAACAAGAAGATAATAGGAGCGGAACGGCAACGGATAGAGACTGACTTAGCGACGCTAAAAGGCGAACTAAGAGAACAAGAGGAAAGGGCGGAATTAGAAAAAGAGCAACGGATAGCGGACGAAAAAGAAAGGCTTGCTGAACAACAAAAGGCACAACAAGAACGCGTCAATAGCGCGATCGAACAGTCTTTTGCTAGTACGTTTCAGAGTAACTTAAAGGCTACTCAGGACTTTTTTGGGTCATTTAGAGAAGCGGCGAAATCCGCACTATTGACTTATTTTGAAGGCAAACTGCAACAAGTCCTGGTCGATACTGCGTCCGGATTAATGACGGCAGTATCAACTAAGAATCCTACTATGTTCGCACAGGTAACAGCACAGTCAGCAGCAAGTTTAGCGCAGATAGCGGCTTCTATGGGGGTTGTAAAAGGCCTGGCCACTGGTGGTATTACTACTGGCGAGACAATCGCCCGGATCGGCGAACAAAACAAAAGAGAGGCGGTTATTCCGCTTGAAAGTCCGCAAGGCAGAAGAGCGCTTGACCAAGTAGCCGGGGGTGATGGCGGGAACATGAACCAGAACGTAACACTAGAAATTGACGGCATAAAGCTTGCCAATATAATGACAAACAAACAAGCGCAAGGCCGTAGGCAGGGGAGGTTTTAGAATGAGCAGAGTAATCGACAATAACATGATTTTCTATCAGATTAACTATGGCGAATATGCCGATATAATAACTGGTACTTCCCTTGATACTGCCAGTGCCGCCTTTGGCTATGATAACCGCTCAGACGGCGGTAACGTAACCTGGAACGCTGTATCAGGTGATTTAACCTATAACTTCGGTGATACGTCAACTTTTTTCTATGTTGATTCGTTTTTTATTAATAATCACAATTGGAAGTCCGGGAACATTCAGGTTAATACCGGGTCGGCATGGTCAACAATAACGAGCTTTGCTAACCAGACGACGAGCGCCTATTACTATAAGCATACGTCCACTTTAACTGGCTACCAAGTGAGATATGTTTGCACGGATACCCAGGACAGCAGCACGGCCTACGCAGGCGAGCTTATAGCGACCGCTGAGCGCTTTCAGCTTAACTATAATCCGTCTAAGTATGTGCCAACACTAAGCCCTACAGTGAAGGCAAAACAGCTCTATAATGGACTTACAATCGCTAACAAGATAGCCGATAGGGAGAACGTGTTTTCGGCTGAGGTAGGCTGGGGTTATCTGTTCGGTGAAGAAAACACACTGACTAATACCGACTTGCAAAACATAACGGAACTGGCACGGGAGAACAACGCCTTCCTTTTCTGGCCTAATGGTGACAGCGAGTTTCTTAATATGCGTACATGGCGCAAAGATGATTTATACAAATGTAAAATATTAGGCGAAGTGAAATATGAGTTTCCAAGCCCCGCTATTGCGTATGCAATCATAGCAGATTATGAGTTTATCGAGGTTAAATAATGGCATTACCAAGCTGGCCTAATCAGAGCAACATAACAACATTCAACGAGGCGGCGAAACATCCTGACTCTAAAAGGCTAATGCGACTTAAACTAAAGCGGCGCTACGTGAATGCGGGTGTAGATACCTACGACGCTAATTGGACAACAATTACGAGCGATGTGATTAGTATTGGCGACATCAACTATGGAATAGATGACCAAGACTTTATTAGCGGAGTGATTAAGAACCCATCGCTTGATTTGACTTTAGATAATACTAACCAGCAATTCAATGATTTAAATTCTGATAATTCTTATTGGAACGACGCTACCACTGATTATTATATCGCCAATTCGTTAGTAGAGTTAGAGTTAGGATATGAAGCACCAGACGGGACAGAATATTATGCTGCTAATCCTTATTTTACTGGACTGATTAGGATTGATTCTGTAACCTATGACTTCAACAATAACACGGTAGATATGAGTATATTCAGTAAGCTTAATTCATTTAGAGATATTTCAGTTTATGATATTGTACCAGCGTCTAGGCGGTCTAGTTTTTCCGGGATTGGCTTTTATGATAATTTTTGTCAGTACGTAAAAGATGACCTACCAAGTGATTATGAGCTGACCTGTACGGCAAATTTTCCACGCAATGACGTATTTTATAAAAATATAACGGAGATAGGCGGAGACGCTTATAGCTTTTTTGAGGATTTTACGGATAAGTCAGGTTCTATTTTCGGAATCAACCGTAGCGATGAAATTTTCCTTAGTTATTTTGGAAACACTTATGTCAATAATACACAAACAACATTAGAACAAGATTCAAATACAATAAGCTATTGGAAATTTAATACTATTGTCACAGGCCCGCCAGCATATATACCAGACCAGGTGGCAAGTAACCATTTGTATCTTTCGTTGACTACGTATTCTTTGACGTCGGACAAGTTTGGGAATCTCAACTCAGCTATGATATTTGAGCAAAACACGATATCTTTATCTAATATTACGACATTTCCCAATCTGGTTACTCCTACAATAACAAGCCTGCCCAGCTCATATAGTTATGAGGTTGTTTTCAAGTGGAACAATTTAGGCAACCGGGCCTATAACAGAACATCAACTAGTTATATTGAGATGATTTCATCATCGCTCTCGTCAAGTGATGAGATGTTTCATCTAGGGTGGGATAAGGATACGGAGTTTAATCTTAACTTAATTGCGCAAGACAATGATAACAAGGAAACAAACTCTAAAAAAATACCGATAGGTGATGACCAATGGTATTATTTTACGGCAATAAGAAGCGGCGATACCAGGGATTTTTATTTAAATGGCACACAGATTTTTCAGGAGACACAGACTACTGATACTCACACAACTTCACAAATTAGATTCAATCTTAACAGCTATCAGCAAAACTTATATATCGATAGTATGAAACTATCTAATGTGGCGTTATCATTGACCACAATAAAGAACAAGGCTGCTGACATATACAATTCCAAGCTACAAATAAATGATAGTACAACTTCGACTTATACTTTCTATAATCATGGTGAAAACGCTAATATTTTTGAGGTCAAAGGCTATGATAAAGGATACACAAAAATAGGAAATACAGTTAATTATGCTAAGGACCAAGAGTTTACCTTTCGTACTCAGTTTGGTTTTATGTGTGGTGGTTCAGCGACTCCTAATGCTTATCTGCAATGTCAACTAGGTGACCAATTAGAGGGGGCAGGTTCTGGGACGACACGCGATCCTTTAACCCCTAGTAATATCCTATCATTTTTTAATGATGAATTTGATAATGTTAGCGCAAAGGTGTCAGGATTAACCAACGTAACAGCAGCAACCGGTACTGTGATTGGTCAATATGGACTGTATGATGTAGAAGCCACATTAAACGAATATAGAGATTTATATAAATCTAATATTGCTTTTTTTCAGGTGGGATTAGCTACGATTCCTACCACATACCTTGACCATATGGCAAATAAGGCCAGTACATCAGGCGCATATGGTCATGCTAGATTTAATTTTTTAGCAAATTATAGCGACTATATATTTCAGGATACAGCCTCAATTTTTCAATACGGGAAGCGTTCGATTGACTTTGAGAGTGATGGCATAGAAGACTTGTCACAGACAGCTAATCTTGCGTTATCATATCTCGAGGACAAAAAAACACCTAAAGAGCGCATGACAATACGTGCTAGATTTCTTGAGGGTGATATTGATATACTTAATAGAATAACGCTAGATGTGCATAGGGATATTGCCGGAGATAGTCTTGCCTGGGAAGCTGATGCATGGGACGCTAAGGAATGGACGGAATTTGCCGGGGCTTTAAACTGGGAAACAAAGGATTTTTGGGTGATTGGCATCACACATAACTGGCAAGACAATTTTTCTGAATATAAGCTAAGGGAGGTGTAGCAATGGCAGTACCATGGGATTTAACGACCGACAAATACGCATACAAGTCTAAGGTTCAGGATAACTTCAATTATCTGGATTCAATTACAAGCGATAACACTAGTAAGATTACAGCATTAAGCACTAGCGTTGCGGACGCAATTACAAAAACCGAGATACCGGGATATCGGCATGGGGCTTTTGCTAATTATGCAAACCAAGATGATACGGTCATTCTAAAAAAAGGCGAGATTGATATTGACGGTACGGCATATACATTGCCGAATAATATTAAAGTGGATGTTTCGAGTTTCTTAACCGCTAATACCTCAACTCTTTATTATATTTACATAGATAAATCAGCGATAACTAATAATTCAATTACAGCAAGTGAAGTATATCTTACGACTGGTGCCGCTGAATGGAACCCATCAAAAGAAGGCTGGTACCGGCGAGGTACTTATTCGAACTTATCTAATGTAACAGGTGTTGAGTTGTTTTCGGCTTTTGGGGCTGGTAGTTTTGACTTGGTATGGGACAACGGAAACGCTACGCTGTCTTGGGGTGGTGGCACGGCTGTTACTATCACAAGCGATACGGATGTGTTATTGCAGGACGGAAGCGGTAATTCTATTTGGGCAAATGTAGACTTTTCAGCGTTGCCAGGTGTTAATGCTACCGATTCAATAACAGTAAGCTTTGACTCAACAACAAGCGACAGGCTTGTTGGGTTTGGCGCTACTGATTCGACTGGTAGTCTTTATGGTTTTTCTTATGACGGGAAAGAGTATCGCTATCGTTGTTCCTTCAATACGGGGAATTTAGGTTTAACTGCAAATCGAGATGTCACATTGCCTTATGTACCAAAAGGTGCTAGTGATTCTTACATTGGATACGAGATTTATAACTCGGGGACAACCCTAGCCCTTACTTCATATGTTGACCCTTATGTTGCCACAACAACCTCGAGGATTATTCATAGAATGTCATTAGGTGGCATTACTAGCGGGAATTATTCACAAATTCCTGTCTATGTCCAAGTTGATAGTCAGGGGGATTTTAATTCGGCGGTAACCAACAGTTCCCAAGCGAAGGCACACCGCTTTCTTACTAATGGTTTTTTATTTGACTTAAACGAATCATGGCGAGCATAACGACACTATACGTATCTAAAAAAGACTGCCCTATGCGGATAGTGTATCGTGAGGAACGACAGACAAGGGAATACAAGCTAATGAGCAATAAGGAAGGTAGCAAGATATTTCTTAACCGATGGGAGGGCTTTTAGATACCTAAATGGCATGAACTACCCTGCGAGAAAGTAGAATGCGGAAGCCGTCAAGACAAGTGCGAAGTCTTGATAAAGGACCGCTGGGACGTGCGGGCCGCTAACTACGCGACAATATTAGGCCTGCTGATTCCTATGTTTCTAATAGGCGGTATATTAGGACTGGCAGTGATAGAGAATAACAAGGAAATGAAGCGCCTCAGAGCGGACTATACGGCCCTTAGGAGTGAATACAGGGGCTTTGTTGAGCGAACAATGAGCGTTATGCAGGAACAAATAAGAATAAATGAAAGGGTGCTAAGTGGTGAGCGATTATAAGGCGAATCAGTTATTCAAATGGGTGGCCTTGGTGGCTTCAACGATAGCTATTGTTGCTGGACTGTATGCTGGAATAAACAAGTTTTTTCTCATGCAGGCAGGGGCATTAAATGCCGTATCCAAGGCAGAATACCGGGCAGAGATTGACCATATGAAGGAGCAGAACGAACGACGTTTTCAGTTAATTGAAGATACGTTAACGAATTCGATAAAGGAGACTAAAAGCTTAAGAAATGACGTGTCTAAGATACAAGGCACTATGTATACAATGGTTGATATGCAAAGGGAAATACTAAGGAGGCTATAATGATTGATTTAGGTGCTATATTTGGTGGTGTGAAGAATGTGTTGGATTCCTGGAATGCCCCGCAAGAGCAAAAGGACAAGATACTAGGCGAACTGCAATCAGCAGAATTGCAGATTAAGAGCAACCTAATCCAGGCGGAATTAAAACAAGATGACACATTTACTAAGCGTGCTAGACCGACTGTAATTTACGCTGGAATTGTGGGATTCTTTTTAGAGATATTTGGGATTAGGTATATCATCCTAAGCAAACTAGGATTGCCCCCCGACATAATAAACGCCAGCAAAGAGGCTTTAAACGTGTTCTGGGCAGCGTGGGGCATGGTAGTTGGCGCCTACGGTATCGGTAGGAGTTACGAAAAGGTAAAGCGGTAATGGCTGATTTAGTCTTCAAATATAAGAAGTTCGACGGCAAGCTGGGCAGGGGCGAAATGCGTTTCCTGGACCATGGCATAGTTAAGCCGTTCATTTCTGGTCCCTACGGGAAAGGTTTTGCGCCCAAAGGGAAATACAAGGCCCGGTATTACAGCGACTACGACCGCATTAAACAGCTGCCAAGCGCAGAGGCCTATATGCAGCACGGTCTGGGCTGGTTCATTTTAATGGAGCCACAGTTTGATACTGACCGTAGCGGGATTGGCATCCATCCCGACGGTAATATCATCGGTAGCCTCGGCTGTTTTGTTTTGGACTTTATGGACTATCAGGAAAATTTATATACTTTCAACATGCTAAGACAGTTTATTGATTATAATAAGCAGATAGAGATTGAGGTTAAATAATTAAAACAAGCTTATTTGTTTGTTTTTTTCTATATAACAACCAGGTTCACAGCTTGTCAGGTTTTTTACAGCTTGTTTATAATAGCTATCTTTTAATTCTACCCCTATCCCTTTACGATTCAAAGCCACTGCACCGTAAACCTCGCTGCCAACCCCCATAAACGGAGTGAATATATTTTCGCCTTCGTTGCTTCTAAGGGTTATTGCACGGTCAATAACATCTAGCTGTAGCGGATGGACATGTTTCTCGTCGTCCTCATCTTTTCCTTCCTCAAAAGGCATTACTCTGGAAGCCCTCACATCATCCCATATACAGCTAGCATATTGCCGCCAGATCCAATGACTATATTTATTTTCTATTTGGTTTCCTTCCCAGTTTTTATACCTCAAGTTTTCAGCTGGCATTTGTAACGATCCAGCATAATGGTCTAATCCTGTAGGGTGGGCAATCGGAATCTTGTTTTCTCCTGGCTTCCTAAACATTAATAAAAAATCACCACTCGCTACGCTTGCATAGGCGGCATCATCTACTATTGTTTTGTGTGCTAATCCTTTAGCCATTGTCCTGTTACGCACTTGTAGAGGTTCTTTCCATATCAAATAACGGGCAACAAGTCGCCACCCTATATCTTCATGTAACCTTATAATCCCGCCTGGCAAGTCCATTAAGTAATCAGCATGGCCACCTGTATTCCCCATAGGGATATCAGAACAATGCACAGCTGATATGCGTCCAGGCTTTGTTATTCTATATAATTCTTTAATAACAAAGCTGTAATGTTTATAAAACTGGTCTACATTAAAATTGTTTGAAAGGTCTCTTTCGTCGCTTGAATAATTATAGAGACCACCAAACGGCGGGGAATATATGCTCATGTGCATGCTTTTATCTGGCATATCTGCCATAGCCTCTATGCAGTCTCCGTTATATATTGCGTAGTTATCTGTTATTTTTTTGTCTTTTATAGCCATTTTGGTAACTCCATTTCTTTGTTAAATTTTTTTATCTGGCTTATGCTTTTAGCGTTGCCCATTTCACTAACTAGGTTTTGAAACATGTTGTCAGCAAGCTCGGCTTTGCGTTGCATGTTATCAATTATTTTACGCTCGCCTTCGGTCATAACAATATCTACCTTTACATTGTTTTTTTGACCAAAGCGCCAGCATCTACGTATTGACTGATAATATTGCTCATATGAATGAGTCGGGAAAAAGGTAATATGTGAGCAGTGCTGGTAATTTAATCCCCATGCCCCTATTTTAGGCTTACTAATCAGTACTCTGAAATCACCTTTAGCAAACCCTATTAATAGGTCTTCTTTTTTCTCCGGACTGTCCCCACCTTTTACCTGTCTCGCGTCGGGTATTAGTTTTTCCAGCAAGTTGCCCTCGTCATTCAGTTGACACCAAACAAGCGCAGGCTTCCCTGTATCATTAACTAAATCGGCTACTTTATCGCAGCGGTCTTCTATTGTGTCTTTTTTTTCTTGTCGTTGTTCCGCCATGTCCGCCGCTGGCAAATTGAAAAGCATCCCGGTGTTTTTTCGCATAGCATCTACTATATGGATTTCCTCTATCAATTCCGGCAATATAAATGCGTCGTCATTAAATCCTATATCGCTAGGTTTTCTAACTGCTATTGCCCATGATAATACCCATCTCCAAAAATCACGCTCCGCATGCCCTTTAAATCGCCATTTAGGAGCCTCGCCATACATACGGCGCAGGGTAGTATTATTATTATCATTCTTAAAAAAACGGCCTAGCATATCCTGAAAGCCCATATACCCTAAAGCCTCGCTAGATGTGCCTAATTCTATATAGTCATTAGGGGCGGCTGTTGCGGTACATAATAATCGGTATGGAATAGCTTTCATGAATTGAGTTATTTCTCTTTTGCGCTGCCCGTTGAAGTTTTTCAGTATGCTACTTTCGTCTAATACCACTCCGCCAAAATCGACAGGATTAAAATAGCCTAACCGCTCATAGTTAGTAATAACAATATCTTTTATGTTTTCGCCTTCCCTTGATTTATGGCATGTTATACCAAACTTTTGACCTTCTTGTAATGTTTGTTCAGATACCGCTAATGGGGTTAAGATTAATACAGGTTTATTGGTTTGCCGCAATACGTTTTCAGCCCAGACTAATTGCATGGGGGTTTTACCCATTCCACAATCAGCAAATATGGCCGCACGGCCTGTCCTTATTGCCCAGTCTACAATGTGTTTTTGAAAATCGTATAAGCTATCGGGGATAAATATTGGCTGAAAGCCTGTTTTAGATCCATAGTCATACTTGCTATTTAGAAAATCTTGATAATTCATATTGCCATCTCCTTTGCCGCTTATGGGGGTAGGTGCGGCAAAGCTACCTACCCCGATTAAGTTATATTATACTAATAAGTTACGCAGGCGGTCAATACCCCTGCTGCAATCCAGTACGTCATCCTTCGCCAGTCGCCATAAAAGGCGTAAACAATAGCCGCTCCGATATCTAATATTATCAGGATAGACGGGAATAGCTTAGTCATTTAGCTAAAAATATCCTTAATAGCTTCCAATGCAATTAAGACACGATTCCTAAAAGGTACTTTTGCTAATTTTATATTTCTTTTTATTGCCTTTGTTTGATAGTTCCAGTTTTTTATCGCTTTTATGTTGTTTAAATCAACTGGTGAACTAGTGCCACAGCATGGACATGTATATATAATAACTTCCTTGTTTTTAAGCGCAAAATCTGGCTTATTCTGGCAATACGGGCATCTTGCTATTCTCATTTTTACTCCCCTCTATTTAGCACTTTCTTGATAAAATACTTAGCATGTTCGCTGTTAACCTGGCTGGTAGAAAAACGGTACACCTTCCAGCCCAGCCGTTGTGCTTCGTTGTATTTCTCGCAGTCATCATCAAACCCCTTGCCTTTGGAGTGACGGCCTACCACGAGCTTTCCAGCACGGTTATAGAATGGTTTCGTTCCGCCTTCTACCTCGACAAGTATCTTGCGCTCAGGATAGGCAAAGTCAGCCTGCCACTTGCGCTTGGAGAACTTGTATTCTC